CCGACGAGATGGCGGTGCTGGCATCTCGACCGGGCATTGGACTGGCACCGGCCCGGCATCGTCGGTCGGTGCTGGCGGCAGCGGGTGCAGCGCACTGGATCAACGTCGGGGGAACGTGGAAGCAGGCGACCACTCACCTCAACGTCGGGGGGACGTGGAAGCAGGCGACGCCGTCTATCAAGGTCGCCGGGACGTGGAAATGACCTGTGAACGCAATGGTTTCCCGCAGAAAATCGACGTTTCCTTGCGCGACGACGTCTCGACAATGAGACGGAATGATCGACCACCTCGCCAAACTCGCCGTTCACTGCTACTACGCCGGCGAACTCGATGCCGGTCGCCGGGCGATCGACAAGGCGCTCCGGTCGCCTGACATCGCCGAAGACGTCGAGAATCAGATTCGCGGCAATCGCGTGTGGTACACGCAACCGCTGGGCGATCTCCTGGACGTCGACCTCCGGCGAATCGACGTCGTTCCTGCTCGCGAGCGATGGACGACGTTCAATCCCGCACTCGCCGGAGACGGCGAGACCATGCTCGCGATCGTTCGCTCGTCCAACTATCACCTGACAAATGGCCGATACGAAATACCTCCGGAGGACGGCGACCGTATCCGCACGGAGAACATCCTGTGTCGCCTCTCCTGGTCGGGCGACGTGCTGGAATCCAAGCCGCTCATGGTGGCTCCCTACGCCACCAACGACTACCCCGTCGCCGGCCTCGAGGACTGCCGGCTCCAGCGTGTCGGATCGGATTGGTGGGTCTCCGCCACCGCCCGCGACGTGGAGCGATTCGACGGCCGCTGCCGCATCGTCACCGGCCGGCTCGACGTCGAGAGCGGCCGCGTCGGACAGATCATCTCCCTCGACGGACTCTCGCTGCACCACCACGAAAAGAACTGGATGCCGATCGAGGGCACCGGCTCGTGGATTCACTCATGCCACCACGAGGGGCACGTCGTGACGGTCGACCCCGATCTGACGATGCCGATGGGATGGACGATGGCGCGACGATCGAAGTCGCCGCCGGTGGCGAGACGATTCCGCGGCGGATCGCAGTTGGTCCGCGTCGGTGACCGCGGATTTCTCGCGATCGTCCACGAGGTCGCTCTGTTTGGAAATCATCGCGCATACGAACACCGATTCGTCCTGTTCGCCGACGACCTGTCGATTATCGCCGTGACGCCGGCGTTTGCTCTCAAGGAGACGCGGTGCGTGGAGTTCGCCGCCGGTCTGGCAGTTCACGACGAGCGAGTCGTCGTGTCGTTCGGCTTCAAGGATGCCGAGGCATGGCTGGCGAGCATGGACGCGGAGGCTTTGTGCGGTCTCATGACGCCCGCGTGGTGACGGCATACGTCCCGCTGCCGGATCACCCACGCCCGATCGAGGAGTACGCGCGACTCGGGAGCGATCTCCTGTCGCTCCCGGTGCCGATCACTGCGTTCGTCGATCCGATCGGGACCGGCGACGTTCGCGCCGGCGATTGCGAGACTGTGCTTCCGACCTCGCTCGACGAGTGCTGGCTCTATCAGGCAACTCGCGGACTGCGGCCGATCCTGCCGTGGACCGACAACCCGCGGAAGGACTCGCTCGAATACCACGCGATCCAGGCGGAGAAGGTGCGGTGGCTGGCGGAGGCGGCAGACGCTTCCGACGAGAGCCATCTCGTCTGGATCGACTTCGGCATTTTGCACCTCCGCGGCGTGACGCTTTCGCATGTCTGGCGGCTCCTGGAGTGGGTCGAGTTCTACGCCGATCAAGAGCGAATCACGATCGCCTCGATCTGGGGTCCGCCGGCGTCCGAGATCGACCCGCACCGAATCGGCTGGTGGTGCGCCGGCGGCGTCGCGATCGTCCCTCGCGGCATGGCGGCGTGGTGGTCCCGCGAGGTCATCCAGTCCGGACACGAGCTGCTCCGCCTCACTGGTCGCGTGACGTTCGAGGTCAACCTCTGGGCGGCCGTCTGGAAGCGGCATCCCCACCGGTTCGTCCATTTTCTGTGTGACCACGACCAATCGATCATGGAGCCGTGGAAATGAGCGCGATTCTCGTCACGGGATTCGTCCCGGACGCCTACCCGGCGAAACACCTGTCGACGAGCGAGTGCCGCGACCTCGGCGATCGGCTCGCGGATGCCGCTGGCGATCGGCTCGTCGCCTACGAGGACCCCTGGCTCGGTTGCTGGGCGGCCGACCTCGTCCGCCGGCACCGGGTGCGGCTTCCGTCGTCGCGATTCCTGCCGACCGATCGATTCGAGTCGCCCGAGGATCATGTTCGCTCGAACGTCGTCCTCTTGCAGCGGTTCCAGTGGCTCGCGAGGGCCGCCGCGGCGCATCCGGAGGCGGACACGCTCGCCTGGGTGGAGTGGACGGTCTTGAAGCAAAACGGGGTTACGCCCGAGGTGATCCGACAGTTCGTCGCCGATCTCGACCGCCACCCGTGCCGCGGCATCGCCGCTCCGGGGTGCTGGCCGATGTCGCCGATCGACGACGGCGAGGCTCACTGGAGATTCGTCGGCTCCTGCCTCGTGGTCGACAGGACATGCGTCCATCCGCTGCTCACCGCCATCCAGACCGTCGCCTCTCTGCGGATCGCATTGACCGGCAAGATTTCCTGGGACATGAACACCCTCGCCTACGTCGAGCTTCTCGGCGTCCTGCCGTTCCGCTGGTATGCGGCCAACCACGACGAGACGCAGTTCACGCGATACGCCGCCGACCTATGATCGCCCCGATCGCTATCGTCGTGCCGGCCTACGGCGAGCCTGGAAACCCATACGCGGCATTCGGCCGGCGATGGATGGACGCGGTCGCCCGCATGGACCCGGCTCCCGCCGAGATCGTCGTCGCTCACTCGATCCCGGAGCCGCTCGGTCTGCTCGATCTCGGCGTTCCCGTGACGGCGATCCCTGTCGTCGGGGCTGGGCTCCGCGTCGAGGACTACTGTTCCGCCGGCGTCGCCGCGGCCATCCAGCCGTGGGTGTCGTGTGTCGGCGTCGACGACGTGCTCCAGGCGGACGCACTGGCGGACCTCGCCGCGGCGGACGCCGTCGGGGCGGAGGTGATGCTCTGGGATCACCACGACGGCGAGCAACGTCGCCGCGGCCGGTGGAGTCCGTACGCCATGCTCCGCGACAACCTCGTCCACGGCTCGTGTCCGTTCCGACGGTCCCTGTGGCGTCGCGTCGGCGGATTCCCTCGCGTGGCGTGGGCGGACTGGGGATTCTGGCTGCGGTGTGCCGCCGCCGATGCGATCGTCCACCGTAGCGATCGGGTCGGCGTCCTGTGGGATCGCGGAGAGGGGCGCGACACGTTCACCCAGCAAGCCGCCGACCCCGCTGTCCTGCACCGGCGCAACGCCGAGATCCGTCGATTCGTCTTCGAGGAGATCCTCTCGTGAAGATCGCCGTATACGCCCTCGCGCGAAACGAGTCCAAGCACGCGACCGCCTGGGCGGAATCGTGCCGCGAGGCCGACGTCCGGATCGTGACCGACACCGGCTCCACCGACGACACCGTCTCGCTCCTCGAGGCCGCCGGCGTCACCGTCCGCACCGGCAATGTCGTGCCGTGGCGGTGGGACGAGGCCCACAACCTTTCTCTCCACCACGTTCCCGCGGATGTCGACGTGTGCGTTCGCCTCGATCTCGACGAGCGGATTCTGCCGGGATGGCGGGAGGCGATCGAGGAGGAGTACGGCAGGGACGGGGCCAACTGCCTCGTTTACCGATACGTCTATTCGCGGAAGCCCGACGGACAGCCACACACCACGTTCCTCCTCGATCGCGTCCACGCCCGCTCGGGGTTCGTGTGGCGACAGGCGACGCACGAGGGGCTGATCTGCTGGGACGGAGAAAAAAAGCAGCGTTTCGCGCCGCGACTGGAGATCGAGCACCACCGCGATCCCGGCAAGCGACACTCGACCGATCTCAAGCTGCTGCAGGTCGCCGTCAAAGAGTCACCGAACGACGCTCGGGCGTGGTGGTACTTCGCCCGCGAACTCGACTACGTCGGCTCTCCGACCGCGGCGGGGGCGTTCGCCGACTACCTCGCCAAGCCCGGCGGAACCGCGACCGAGCGAGCCTATGCCCTGCGTGTGCTCGCCCGGCTGACCTCGCAGGAGGAGTATCTCCACCGGGCGGCCAGCGAGGCGCCGCACGAGGCAGACGCCTGGGAGCGTCTCGCTCTCTGCTACTACCACCGCGGCGACTGGGAACGGGTGCTGACGTTCGCCCGGGCGGCGATCGCCTGTAACGCGACCTCCCACGCGACCGACCCATTCGCCCGGGCGCGAGCGCACGAACTGGCGTCGATCGCTCTCTGGCAGACCGGGCAGCGGCCAGACGCCCTCCCACACGCTCGCGAAGCTGCGGCAGGATTGGAGCACGACGAGCGAGTCGTCGCGAACCTCCGGGACATGGAATCCATCCTCGCCACGGGTGCCGCATGAGCGTCCTCCTCGACCTCGCCGACGCTCTCGCCGACAGTCTCGCCGAGGCGTCGTGGTCGACGATGGCCGACCCGGTCACGGTCTACCGCGAGAACTGGCCCCGCGTCGATATCGAGGATCTCCAGGAGCCGACGATCTCCGTCGTTCCGGCGGCGATCGAGTCGACGCGGATCGGTCGGCGGTCGATGCAGCACGACTACCAACTGTTCGTGTACGTCGCGCGGCACGCTCCGGCGGATGCCGACGCCGACGAGATGCTCGTGTTCGCCGAGGAGGTGATCGAGCAGATCGAGGAACACGCCTGGGCGACGGTCGCGCCGGCGGTCTCGTGGCCGGAGGGCATCACGACGCCGCAGGAGGTCACGATCGAACTGAACCCCGGCGAAGCGCTCCGCGAGCGAAACGTCTGGCGGCAGGCGATCACCGTCGTCTACCGGTCGCTGAGGTCGTATTGATGCCACGGAAGCCGCGTCCGGTCGCATGGTCGACTCTCTCGAAGCGATTCACCCAGGCCAAGGTGCGGGCGCAGATTGCCGACCTCCAGGCTCTCGTCGCCGCTCACGCCACAAGCAACGAAAAAAGCCTGTCGCTTGTAGCTCGCAACGTCCAAGAGGCCGCCAAGCGTGGTATCGGACAGACGACTCCGGCGCGAACGCGAGCAGGGATGAAAGCGGTTGGAGCCGAGCGTCTCATCGAGATCGACGGTGGCCTCTATCGCGATACGACCATGATCGGCAGCGGCAAGCCGCGTCCGGCAGGGAAGCCGATCAAGTCCTGGGGACCGAAACGGTTTCTCTACAACGACATCATTTTTGCCTGGGATTCGCTCCGGGGAACGATCGTCATCGGCCCCTATCGCGTGCCTTGGCTGCAACAGTTGCACGAGTTTGGCGGGAAGGTGACGCAGACTGCCTACCTCGCTGGGAAGGAGACGGCACGGTGGGCATACGCCGTACGCCGGCGAACCGGAAAGCCTCCGCGTCAGTCGGACGGTCGCGTCTCGGCCGGTCGAGTTGAGTGGACGCATCGCGGAAGTCTGCCGACGAGCATCTTCGACCGATCGAACCACACCCGGTCGGCGGAGTTCCCGTCGCGGCCGTTCATGCAGGGCGCCGCCGGAGTGCAAAAAGCACTCGCAAAGGCCAATCAACGGTTCCGCGACACCTTCTATCCGCGTCGCGCCGCCTGACGCCACACCCCCTCCGCCGGTCGCGCCTCTCGGCGTAGCGTGGGCGAACCGCTCACCGGAGGAGGCCACCATGCCCGGCGAAACGATCGTCCTCGGGAAGGACGTCACCTGGACGGGGATTTCCAACGTCCGCGAGGGGACGATCACGACGACCTACACCGAGATCGACGTCACCAAGAAGGGCGACACGAATCGGAAGATCGTCAAGGGGTGGGCAGAGCAAACCCTCGAGGTGACGTGCGTCGACCTCCCCGGCACGTCGGCCGGGTCGGTGATCACCGTCAGCACGAACAACGCCAACGGCCACAACCTCTCGTCGGTGAAGTTCCTGGTGACCAGTGTGTCCCAGTCGGAGCCGCTCGACGAGATCATCACCTACACCGTGTCCGCCACTCGTGGAGTCCAGTGATCCATGCCTATCACACTCGGCCGAGCCGGCGGCACTCCTACCGGCGCGACGGCACCCACCGGGATCGTTTCGGTGAACTTCGGCACGACCGTGGAGCCGATCAACACCACGCATCGCGGTGTCTCCACATCGCCGGCCTATCTACAAAACACCGGCGGGTTCATCAACCGCACCGTCGAGGTCGAGTGCCTCGACGCGACCGCCGTCATGACCGCGCTCCATCAAGCACAAAGCGGCTGGACGGTCACGAACGTATCGGAGAACCAACCGCTCGACGGACCGGTCACGTTCACGGTCTCCGCGCGGCAAACCTGATCGGGGGTCGGCGTGGCGATCCTGCTCGGGCGTGACGCGACGATCACCGTCGGGGGCGTGACTGTCGCCGGAGTGCGCGACTCGACGGTCGACTCACGGGCCACGACGGTCGAGGTCCAGCCGTTCGGTCAGCGGCAGCGGTTTTCCTACTCGACGGGTCACTCCATCTCTCTGTCGATCGACGTGATCGACGACACGGCGATCCCCTCGCTCCTGGCCGCTCTCCAGGCGGGGACCGTCGTCACAGTCGCGGTGAGCGGCTATTCGTCGTTCGCCGCCGTCGTGACCGGCGTCAACGACGCGCAGCCGCTGGACGGCGTGCGGGCATGGACCGTGACCGTGGAGCGGACGGTCGCCACCTGGAGGGTGTAATGCGTGAGTTCCGCGACAACCAGGGGCGGCCCTGGCAATTGGCCTTGACGGTGAGCAGTGCTCTTCGCGTGCGCGATCTGGTGCGGTGTGCGTTCGCCAAGACGGACGCGGCCGGCAACGTGACCGGCGAAGTCGAGGAGCGGCCGCTCGATCTCCTCGACACCGCCAACGTCGGGCAGACGCTCCAGGTATTGCGGCAAAACTTCTCCGCCCTCGGGGAGACCGTCTACGCGATCTTGGGTCCGCAGGTCGCGTCCAAGGGGCTCGACCGCGACGCATTCCTCGACGGCCTCGCGGGAGATTCCCTCGACGCCGCACGCTCGGCCCTGGAGGACGAGCTTGTGGGTTTTTTCCCGAGCCGTCTCCGCGGTCTGGTGGCGTCGATGCGAGAGCGATTGACGGAACTGGAGACGGCGATGGTCGATCAAGCGACGGCGACGATTGCGGCGGTGGAACTGCCTGGGAGATCGTCTGGGAGTGTGCCGGCATCCTCGGCGTCCACCCCGGCGAATGGACCCTCCGCCAACTCCTCGCCGCTGCTCGAGGTCGATTGACGTCGGACTGGTGGCACACGGCGATGGTGCTGTGTCAGTTTGCCAACGCTCACCGAAAGAAAGACCAGTCCGCGATCGAGCCGTATCGGTTTCACCCCTACGCTGAGAAGCCGAAGACGAAAGCGCGACAGGCAACGCAAGCCGACCTGGACATGCTGTTTGGAGGGCCGCCGCAATGAGCGCCGGAGCAGTTCGTCAGGGGCGCGTGTTCGTCGAGATCGGCGCCGACTCCAAGGCGTTCGTGTCGGCGATGGCGCAGGTGAACCGCCAGATTTCCGACCTCGGATCGGTGGCCTTGGAGGTCGGCGCGAAGCTGACGGCGATCGGCGCGGCGATCACGGCTCCGCTCGCGGCCGCGGCGACGCAGTTCGGCGACCTGGGAGGGTTGCTCCGCGACATCCAGGCTTACGCCGGCGTGGCGGCTGGCGACATCGACGGGCTGACGAAGGCCGCCGCCAGCCTGGGGCTCGTGCTCGATCGACAGACTGCGATGGCGTCGCTGCAACTGGCGGCGTCGACGACGAAGATGCGGCTGTCGATGCTCGCGGCCGCGGCGACGGTCGGGTCGATCGTCGCGCCAGAGTTCACGGGGTTCGCTGAGGCCGTCGCTCGCGTGACCAAAGATGCGACGGCGTTCCTTCGCGAGAACCGGAAGATCATCACTGTCGCGCTCGCCGTCGGGTCGGCGCTGACGGGAATCGGAGTCGTGTTGACGAGCGTCGGCGGCGCCTTGAAGGCGTTCACCGCCAACACGTCGTTCCTGCTCGGACCGATGTTGAATCTGATCCGGCTGACTGCCGTTCTCACCGTCAACATGGCAAGGCTTGCGGTTGCATCCGTGGCGGCTCACCCCGTGTTGACCATTCTCGGCGTTGCATTGGCCGGGGCGGCAGTGGTGGCGGTCAGGTCTGCCGGCGGCTTCTCGGGGGCCAAGGACATGATCGTCGACGCCTTCACCGCGATCGCCGCGGCGGCACAGCGATCAATGCCAAATATGTATGAGGTGGTCTCGACGACGACGACCGGCGCCTACAACGCCATCGCCAACGGCGACCTCGCTGGCGCGGTGCGGATCCTCTGGGACGGTGCGATCGCCGCGTGGACCGTCGGCTCCGCGGCGATCATGGGTGTTCTCGACCCGTGGATCGAGACCGTCCAAAACGCCTGGGGGAACATGGTCACGTTCCTGGCGAACGCCTGGGATCGAGGGTTCGCGAATCTCGCGACGAGCGACTGGGGCGGCTACCTGATCGGCGCGTTCGACAACGTGATCAACGCGCTCATGGCCGCGTGGGACTACATGATCGGCAGCCTACAAAAAGGGTGGGCGTGGTTGACGTCGAAGTTTCAAGCCGGCGTCGACCTCGCCGGCGAGTTCCGTCGCATCGACGACGAGAACCGCGCTCGCGCGGAGGAACGCGGGCGGATGCGTCCCGGGATCGAGGGGCGAACCAACCTGACCGACCAGGAGAAGGCGGCGATCCTCGCCGGAGCCGAGCGTCGCGCCGATGCCCGAGTGGCGGCCAACGAGCAGGCGCAGCGAGACCGGCGGGACCGCACCGAACAGCGGGCACGCGATCGACCGGGCGAGATCCGCGCGGCGATCGCGGATCTCAAGGCGCGAACGCAGGAGGTGGCGGCCAACGTGCCCGACCGGGCTCCGATCGTGCCGCAACGGCTGACCTCGCAACGCGAGATGCGCGGCACGTTCTCCGCTCTCGCGGCGCGTGATCTCACGTTCGGCACCAAGGGGGTCGACGAGCAGCAACTCGACGTCCTGAAACAGATCGCGTTCAACACGAAGGACGGCGGCGGCGGGAAGGTGAAGCCATGACGATTCAATGGGTGCGCGACACCGAAAGCAACTCTGCGAGTATCTCGCGTCTCGGCACGCGAGGAACGCTCTCCAAGGACGTGTCGTACATCGTGCTCGGGGCCTCGACGGAGGACGAGATCCACGTCGCCGCCAATAGCTACATCTCGACGCAGGCGCTGACGTGGACGTATCCGAACCAGCCGAGCGTGAAGCTCCTCGCGCAGTCCTACGACGTCGAATACCTCGGCGACGATGCGTGGAGGGTCACGATCCGCTATGAGCGGCAGGGCGCGGACAACGACCAGCAGCAGACCCCCGCCCGGGCGGCGCGATCATTCGATACCGGCGGCGGCACGGAACACCGCACGATGGCGGTCGGCGGAATCGGCACCCCGTCCGGGGTGCGGAAGTTCAACCTCGCCGGCGAGGTGACGGCTTTCACCAATCCGGCGATCTCGACGAACGATCTCGTCATCGGATTCGATGGCGAGCAAGTCCACGGCGTCGATGTCGTCGCGCCGGCCCTGGCCTGGACGGAGACATACGACGTTCCGTCGAGCTACGTCACCGCGGCATACATCAAGCGGGTGGCGGCGCTCACCGGGACGATCAACGCCGCGACGTTTCGCACGTTCGCCGCCGGGGAGGTTCTCCTCGTCAGCGTCACCGGATCGCAAGATTGGAACAGCGTCAGCGGCGACGGGCCGTGGACGCTGACGTACAAGTTCGAGGCCCGGCCCAGCGCCGGCAGCGGGCAGACGCTTCCGGCACTACAGATCGGCGCGATCACCGGCGTCGAGAAACGAGGCCACGACTATCTGTGGGTGAGATATTCCAAGACGATCGCCGAGAACAAGCTGGTTCCGTCGGCGGAAGAGGTCTACGTCTCGCGCGTCTACCGTGACGGCGACTTTTCGCTCCTGGGGATCGGCGTGGCATGAGCAGGCCGGACGGACGCATCGAGGCCGGACAGCGTCTCTCCGAGGCGATCTCGGCACGCGCGTGGAACCGTGCGCAGCAGGCGGCCGACATGGTGCTCGGCGGCATGGTGCCCCCCGGGATCGCCGACCCGGTCGGCGTCCGTACGACTTCGTTCGTGCCGGTGCTCGTGCGGAACGCCACGACGACCACCGCGCCGCGGTGGGGAAGCCTGTCGATCGCCGGCGTCGCGGTCACGCCCTCCGGGGCAACCGGGGCGGCAACGCAGACGTTCGAGGCGACGCCGATCCTGTCCTGCGGACTGCCGACCGCCGGGTCGGCGTTTGTCGTGCCGCTCGAGCCGATCGCCCCGAGCGGCATCGGTCGCGCGGCTCTCGCCGGGGCGGTACAGGTACAACTCGAAATCACCGACGCCAGTCACGGCTACGCGACGGCAAAGGATGGCTCGGTGACCGGGCTCAAGTCCGCGAGCAGCGGTGAGGCGGAAGTTCTGTGGAAGGAGACCGGGACCGGGCCGGGGAAGTGGGGAATCATCCGGTTCGGCGGTGCGTCCGTCGGCGGATGTCGGCTCGGGAAGTTCACCGGCACTTGGAATAAAGGGTCGACGGCGGCGGTCACGCAGTGGAAGGGCGATGGTTCCGCGGCGGTGAGCGGACCGACGTTTTCGGTCGTCAACCGATGGCAGGCGGTGACCGGGCCGACCGGCGGCGCGTGGTGCATGGCGAATCTCATTGACCAGACGTGGACGCTGGCCGCGACGGAGTGCATCTAATGTTGCTCGGTGGCACGGGATGCCAGCAGTGCGGATGCGTCCCGTGTGTGCCGTGTGACGCGGTGTGCAGCGAGACGGCGGTCGGATTCGAGGTCGTCTACTCCGGCAACACGACAGACGGCTACCTGACGTGGAGCGGGACGGCGAACCCGGTCAACGCTGTCCCGCCAGTTACGGGACCGTACAACGCGCAGGTCACAGGCAACTTCTATCTGCCCGGCGATGATTTCCCGTGCTACGCGCGGCTGCGTGTCTGGCGCAACATATTCACGATGAATCCCGGGGCCACGGAGACGCCGACATCGGAGTCGGTGGTGGTGACGTGCGCGACCGGGAAAATCCGCGTCGGGATCTTCGAGTTGCGAGCAGGGGAAAGCGTCAAGTTCGGCGGCGCCGCGCCAACGTCAGGCGACGCCATCACCTACTGGACTCCTGCCACTAACGTGATGACCGTCCTGGGCGTGGAAGACGACCAGTCGGGCGGCGTGACGACGGGATGGAACTACGCGATTGAAAGCCTGTGCAGTCCGTCGTCTGGCAGCATCACGGCTCGCGTCGAATGGACGGACGACGACATCTATCACGCGATCTACGCGGAGTGGCTGGAGTGCGGCGATGAGGGACCAGCAGGGCCGTGCACAGTAACTTGCGCCGGCGTTGCGGTAGACGAGCCGGCGACTCTTTATATGACAATATCGAATCAAACCACAACGATATCAGGAGCGGTTCCCAACCTTGAAGGAACATACGCGCTCGGAAAAAACTTCAACTTTGAAGTTCCTTTGTGGTGCAAGATGCACTATTACTTCGACGACTTGGGTGACGGTAAAAGACTGACTATTTCTTCCGATGGCGACTTCGGCTGGGTAGGGTTCGGTATCTACATTGACGACGGAAGCGGCGGAGAGGTGGATGCGTTTGACTATGAAGCGCTAGTGTGCGGAACCGATGCAACTGGCAGCGCTACTTGCACCATATATGGACCATTCCCATCGTTTACTGTTCGCGGCAGCATAAGTTTTGACTGGAGCCTGTCGACGTGACGCGGTGCGATCTCTCGCGCCCCGACGCCCGCTGCCCGGTGTGCGGCTTCGTCGCCCGGCGCCGTGACGGCCGCCTCGTCGTCGGTGCGATCCGCAACTGCCCCGGCCCGCGGCCGATCCAGATCCTGCCGCGGCTCAACGTCGGCGACTGGGTCGAGTCGATCCTGACCGCCTGCGGCATCACCGCGGAGCGTGTGCAGCGGTGGACGCGGTCGGCGTCGTGCGGGTGCGGACCGCGAAAGCGGCGAATGAACGCTGCCTGCCACCGCCTCGCGGAACGCGGGGACGCCGCGATTTTGCGGGCGTGGTCGCTCGCGACACACCCCCTCCGGAGGCTCGCCGGCCGCGTGTAGAACCGACCTCGCACCGGGGGCAGTCGCTCCCGGCTCTGTGGCTGTCACACGCAGTCGGAGGGTCGGGGATGCTTGCTCGCGTTGTTCGTTTCGACGTCGACGACCTGGACGACGACGACGAATACGACCTGATCATCGAGTTCGGCTAGCATGGCGCGGGACTCGATCACCGGCATCGTCAACGATGTCGTCCGGCGTTTCCCTGACGCCCCGGCTCGCACCCTCGCGCGGCGTGTCGTCGCCGAGACGAATAACGCGATCACGCTCGAGCAGGCTCGGTCGCGAGTGCGGATCGCCCTCGGCGTCCACGGCACGAAAAACCGCGTGAAATCGCACCCGTTGCACCGCCAGCCGCGGATGCCCGGGCAGACGATCCAGATGCCCTCCAGCAAGGCGAGGGCCTGGGCCCCGCATCGTTTCCCGGCAGTCGGTCGGATCGGAGTGCTGTCGGACGCTCATGTCCCGTTCCACGACGACCGGGCTCTCGCCGCCGCCGTCGATCACCTGAAGGCGATCGGGGTCGCCGGCCTGCTACTAAACGGCGACTGGGCCGACTTCTATTCGATCTCGCACTGGGTCAAGAACCCTCGCGACCGCGATTTCCGCGGCGAGTTGCAGGCGGTGCGCGAGTCGCTCGGGTGGCTCCGGCAGGAGTTCCCCCGGGTGCCGATCGTCTACAAGCTCGGGAACCACGAGGAGCGTTGGCAAAAATGGCTCTGGCAGCACGCGATAGAGATCAGTGACGAGCCGGAGATGGGGCTCGATGTCTGGCTGAAAACGGAGCGACACGGGATCACGATCGTCGACGAACAGCGGATCGTGATGATCGGCGAGCTACCCGTCCTCCACGGCCACGAGTTGCCGCGGGGAATCTCGTCCCCGGTGAACCCCGCACGCGGCGCATTCATGCGGACGAAACACACTGTCCTCGTCGGTCACCAGCACCAGACGAGCGGGCACTGCGAGGCGGACCTCCACCACCGCGAGACGTTTTGCTGGTCGACGGGCTGTCTGTGCGACCTGACGCCGGAATACTCGCGGATCAACCGCTGGAACCACGGTTTCGCGGTGGTCGACGTGCGGGAGTCTGGCGAGTATGACGTGGAGAATATGCGGATCGCGAATGGAGTCGTGAGGTCGTCATGATCCTGGTCGGACTGACCGGTCGCGCGGGGGCCGGAAAAAACCTCGTCGCGTCGCTCCTGCCTGGGTTCGAGGCGATCGGCCTTGCCGATCCCCTCTACGCCGGGCTCGCCACGATGCTCGGTGTCGACGAGGACTGCCTGCGCGATCGACGAACGAAGGAGGCGCCGCTGCCTCTGCTCGGGCGATCACCGCGCGAGCTTCTCCAGACGCTCGGCACCGACTGGGGGCGTGATCTGGTCGTGCCTGATCTCTGGGTGCGACTGTGTCGCCAGCGAATCGATCGCCTCGTCGCCGGCGGTCACGATCGGATCGCTGTGACTGACGTCCGCTTTCCCAACGAGGCGAGGATGATCCGCGCCGCCGGCGGGGAGGTCTGGCACGTCGTGCGGCCGGGCGGCGAGACGACGCCGCACAGCCACCGCTCGGAGAACGGGATTCCGTCGGAACTGATCGACCGCGTCGTCGTGAACAGTGGATCTCCCGACGACCTCCGCTGTGCCGTCACGGTGCTCTGGCAGGAGCGATGCCATGCCGCGGCTCACGCCTGACGAGATCGAGGAGATCCGGCTCCACGCGCACCGATACGCCGGCCCCTACACCCCGACCTATCACCGATTGGCGACCGCCGTGAAGCGACTCGCCGAGCACCTCCAGGAGACAGCCGCAGTGTGTGCCGACGATCTGCCGACAGCGGAGGAGACCGCCGCCGCCCGCGACCATATCCTCCGCGGTGCGAACGAACTGAAGGCCGGCGGCGGACGCCCGGAGCCGTCCGCGTGCGCGAACTGCCGATACTGGCGTGAGATCGCCGACGCCGACGACGATCGCGGGGAGTGCCGCCGTCGGCCGCCGGTCGCGTCCGCCGGCGTGACGCCATTCCCGCAGTCCCACGCGACCGACTGGTGTGGTGAGTGGGAGGGGAAATCACCACACCCCCTCCGGGTGCTCGGCTGACCCCGGCAGGATAGGCGTCGGAGGCCCCGATGCCTGACTCCTTCGCCGGCACCATCCGTACGTTTCTCTCCCTCACGCGCACCGTGACGGAGGACGAGCGCACCGAGACGCGCAGCGTCTCGCCGACCGCGACCTACAACTTCGTCGATGGTGGTGAGAACGTCCTCGGGGCCGACCTCATCTGGTCGCGGACGACCTCGATCACCGGTGGCACGACCGAGACGCTCGATCTGCTCTCGCTCCCCGACACGGCGCTCGGGTCAACCGCGACCGGAATCATGCGATCAGTTCGCGCGGTGCGGCTGGCGAACAACGCGACGATCACCGGCCCGCGGATCGTTCTCGGCCCCGGCGCGTCGAACGGCTGGACTCGTGTCCAGGGTGACGTCGGCCCCGGCGGCGAGTTGCTCGCGATTCAAAACGTCAACCATTGGCCGGTGGGATCGGCGAATCGCAACATCCTGTTGCACGCGACCGGCGTCACGGGTGCGACCGGGTTGATCTCGTACACGCTCACGATCGTCGGATCGTCCGTCACGGGCGCCACCGGATACTAGGAGGGACCGATGCCGATCACCAGCGGACCGGGGGCGGCGTTTCGCGAGGGGTCGGGCAGCGGCATCCGCGACCGCGTCGCGGCGTTTGTCGATGCCGCCCGGCGTGACGCCGGCGATGGCCTGACGCTCGCGGAGTTCGCGTCGCTGGCGTTCGATCTCACCGGTCTGGTGATCGCCGCCGCGGACGAATACCGCGGGGTGCCGGGCGAGGAGCGGAAACGATGGGTGCTGGCGGCCGCGGCCAGCCTGTTCGACGCTCTGCTCCCTCTCCTGCCGCTGCCGGCTCGTCTGCCGATCGTCTCGGGCATCCTGCGGAGCGTGTTCCTCGCGATCGTCGACGGTGCGGTCGAGGCGTTGCTGCCGATCGTCCGGAGGGCCGCGGCATGATCCCGTTGGCGTTGCTGGCGGCCGCTGCCGTCGTCGTCGCGTGGCCGCTGGTGTGGCCGCTGGTGCGGCCATCGGCTCCGTCGCCGCTGCCGGAGAGGCCAGCCGGCGTGGTGGTCCCCGCCCCGCCGGCGGTGACGTTCGTCCAGGCGACCGCCGCACTCGACCTCGTGCTCGCGTTCGTGCGGTCGTCGGGGCGGTACGGCGTACCACAGCAGGACGCCGCCCGCGTCCTCCGGGCCGCAACCGTCGAGGCCGCGACGCCGCCGGTGGAGGCGAAGTCGTGAGCCGCGCCATCCTCGCCGCCGGGCTCGGCATCGCCGCCGTCATCGCGTGGCTCGGTCAGTCCCCCTCTCCGTCGCCGGCCCCCGGCCCCGACGCCCCATTCGCCGTGTCATTCGTCGGCCCGACGGCCGACGCCGACCGGCTGACGATGGGCAACCTCTGCGCGTCGCTCGCGGACTCGCTCGAACACGACGGCGAGCGGCCCGAGCCGCGGATCAGATCCGGCGCTCAGGTCGAAGAGCTGCGCGTCGTCGCCCGAGACGGCCGCACCCGCGGCGTGTCGATCGGCGATCGGCAGCCGGAGGCCCGGCGGGCGATCGGGGACTACCTCGACAAGGAGGCGGGGAAGAGCGGCGGACCGCTCGACG